TCTTCAGAGCTTTAGAGTTGAACAGACCAAGGGCTTGCTTACGCAGTGCAGTAATCTTGTCCTGATCACCAATAATATCTTTCCAAGTTTCGCCTATCATCCCCATCACACCACTTGTGAATGAGTCCTTGTTGTTACGAAACTCGACAGCCAATTCAGCCGCTGTAGAAAAATCTCCGATTGCTGATGTGTAGGCGTCGTTTGCTTCACCGATACGCTTTTCCGCATTGACAGACAACTTACCTTGCTTCGCTTCTTTATTACGAATACTTGCCTCGTCCAGTCGAGCTTTCTTAGCTAACTCTAAAGCCTGCGCTCCTGCTTGAGTAAGGCCGTTGTTGATTAGCTGTTGAGCTAACTGAGTGTAGTATGCTGATTGATTATCAACATCAAAAGGAACTTGCTTACGGATCTTTTCAATCTGAGCCGCCTCTGACGCACCTGCCGGTTGCGCCCCGAAAGCGCCACCAATGCCACGAGCTAGACCCGCAGTAGACGTGTACATTTGACGAGCAATAGGATCTTGATACATCGACGCCTCGTCAGAGATACGCTGACGCTCTAGAGCTTGAATGTCCCTTGGAGATGTAAACAGCCCGAGAATTTCTGATTGTTTAATAGCCATGATGTAACCTTATGGAGAAACGTAGAGTGATTGATCTGAACCCGGACCTGCCAAGTTAAAACCACCAGGATTTGCTAATGCTTGAAAGTTTGGTGGACGGTAGTTAGGAGCCGCAAACGACTGATTAGGCGTTGACGTCTGTGGCATTAACGAGAACTGGAAGTTACTACCGTACTGCCCTGCAGGCGATGTTGGAGCAAACGAACTAGCCGCCTGAGTCAGCGAATACGGTGCCGATCCCTGTGGAGCATTGTAGAATCTAAATCCTCCAGTATCACCACCACCTAACTGACTGTAGTCAAAGTTCTGGATTTGTGATGCAAGACCACCAAACATCGCCGCTTGCTGTTGAGCTTGTGCGGTTGCCCCTGCCGCCCTTGTAGCCGCCGCACCAGTCATACCGCGAGCCAGCGCAGATCCTGCAGTCTGAGACGCTGTACGCTCACGAGCCGCTAGTGCAGAACCAATATCTAAGGCACCACCACCAAGGGACTCTAGAGTCTGGGCTTGCCCCAACAGAGTCTCGTATGGAGCCATCTGCTGTGCTAGTCGTCCTGCCTGATACTGCTCAAACGTCTGGCCCGCGCCGAAGAGACCTTGTCCTCGTGCTAACTGACGATCAATCGCTGACTCAGATTGCGTTAGAGCCTCTAGAGCCATTGCTTTGTTTTGTTGCTCTTGCTCTTGAGCCAGTGCCGCCATGTATGGATTAACACGAGCGCCTGTACCGCTTTCTACTGCGATGCCTGTCAAGCCTTTAGCGGCTAAGTTGCTAAAGAGTCTTTCTTGATCTTCTGCTCGACCCGGTGCCGCTAACTGTTGCATCATTGCAACACGCTCTTGCGCGGCCTGTGTAGGGTCTAAGTTGATACCCGCTAGAGCTTGCTCGCCCATACCAGCATAACGACGAGCTAGATCACCGTAGTATTGATCAGTCGCTAGAGCCTGAGTTAATGCGCCTGGGGCTAAACCGAGTAGTTGCTCTTGTTGCGCTTTGAGTTCTGGTGATAGATCATAACCGGCTTCGGTTAGATATCCTTCATCATCGGTCTGATAACGTGTTCCACCAAATGCTGTTGTGACACCTACAGGACGAAACTTTGACGCCTCTGCTTGAATACGAGCCGCCTCAAGTTGAGCGTTCGCCTGTCGATCTGCCGCCGCTCTTTGCGCGTTTGCGGCTTTGTTGGCTCCGTACAGACCGACTACGCTTGAGCCGACTGTTGCGCTGACTGGATCAGGCATTGCTAAATTCCTCTAAATAGTCTTTAAAAGTTTCACCATACATTTTAGCGATATATGAGGCTACGTTACTCGTAATCTCAAACCCATGAACAATCGTAGTGACTGTTAAAATTAAATCATAATACCCGGCTCTCCAGACGTAAGAGACTTCATTGGCTTCGCCAGACTCTTCCATCGAATTAGCCGCACACCACTTCAGAACTAGGTTAGACATCACAGGCGCTAACGAAGACTGAAACTGTTGATAAAAAGGACTCGCAGGTAATAACACGAGAACTTTGTAAATTACTTTTTGTTTCGCTTCCTTGGAAACTTCGTCATTGTCGTACCAGTCGTCTAAGCCCTGTAGAGCATCCCAGACATCTAAGAGCCACTGAGAGGCTGACTCTGGTAGCTCTAAATTATCAAAATGTTTTTTTAATTCTATAATCATGTTTTCATAATGTAAGCGAGAGCGTAGTACGGTGGTAAGTTTGCATTTGTTCCCGATACGCCTGTATCACTAATTGTTGTAGTGGTAGTTGTTGATACCGAAATTCCTGTAGTCGCAGAACCAGATGTACCAGTTACATCATTACCAACAGTCGTACCAGAGTCAAACGAGTTGTTCTGACTACCAGAGTTAGGGACTGAGTGAGTGTGTCCAGGATCTGTTACACTTGATGATGAAGTTGATGTTGCAGTGTGACCGTGAGAAACAACAACAGCATCTGCGCTACCACCAGTCGCATCAACAGCATAGGTATCCCCTGCACCTACAACAAAACTGTTACGAAGATCAGGAGTGCTATTAGTTCCATCACACAGAACAAAACCTGTTGGAATATTAACAATAGCACCAGACCATAACAAGATAGCTCCTGAAGGGACTGAGTTGGCTGTTACGAATGCTGTAGTTGCAATCTGTGTCGTGTTAGTTCCTGCCGTTGCTGTAGGGGCTGATGGTGTTCCTGTAAAGGTTGGAGAGTTTGTATCAGCCTTCGTAGAGATTGCATTGGCAATAGAGTTGTATTCGTTGTCAATCTCAACGCCTTTAACTTTCTTGTTAGCATCACCGACAGGCAATGCATCTTTAGCGGCAAAGTTGGTTGCCTTAGTGTAATTACTCATGATACGATTTTCCCAGTCTTAGCGAAGATATCCATCTTCTGAATTGATAAAGCGCCACCATCAATGTCAGCTTCAATACCGATCTGTAGTACCGCCCCCTTACCTCCAAGGTTAAGAGAGATGTTATCCAAGACGATACCAGATGAGTATTCAGCTTCGTTGTCTGTATCGTCATCCGAGAAGTATTGGTCTACGTTATACTCAGATGTGATACCTTCCGATAACACAAAGGATGTTGCGTTATAGTCAATGTTGTAATCAAATGCCCACTTCAATGCGGCATCCTGATTCGTCGCTCCGATAATTGCTAGACGAACCTTCTTGAGAATCTTCTCTATTGTCGAGTTATCAAAGTCAAAATAGTTTGTGTAGTATGACAACCGATAAGTCGTACCGTTGTCTGTAAAGCCTGCATAGCGGCCCACATATCCTACTTGTCCAACTAACAATGTATTGTCTTTAAGGACTGTGTAGGCTGATGGTGTAATGTCTGTCCATAATGTGACACGTCGACTGCTATCTTGTAACTGCGCTCGCATATCAAAACAATATGTATAACCAGTTGCAGGCAGTGTCAAAAGATAAAACGCATCCTTTGGAGAGTACACAGACTTGATACGATACTGAGCTTCACCGGCGGTGTACTGCACGATCTCATCGCGGACGTTCTTAGATACATCACCAATAGGTGAAGATTGCTCTTGAATGACACGGCCAATGGTTCGCACACCTTCGGCTGATAAGAAGACAACATCTGTACCTACGTTTTGTACTGAATCCCTAGCAATACAACCGATACCTTTAATATGGTCAGTCATTTGGAATGTTGTGCTAGTAGGATCTTCAGCGCCTGCAAAGAACGCAATGTTTCTACGTCCAAAGATCACTAGGCGATTGTTGTAGTTACTGATTGCAGTAACATCATCATCCTCACCAAAGATTTCACGAATATTAATCTGACCTGAACCAGTACCGGTAAAGCTCTGTGGCTCTAGAATCTTTGTCCAGTAAACGATATTGTCTTCAGCGGCCCACACACGGTTAAAACATGATGCACCGCATTGTAGATGCGTAAATGGTACACTGGTGTATTCTTTGTAAGTGTCTGCAGAGGCATCGTAATAGACTGGTACATGATTGTCTTGGACAAACACTGCATGGTTATTGTATGTGATAATCTGCCAATCATCGTCTGTGATTGTAATTGCAGAGGTATCATCCGCAGTCAACTCTACAGGGTCTGAGTTACCATCTAACTTCCATAGTTTGTTGTTAGCAGTAAATAAGATCTCTAGAGACCCGTCAGACTTCGTAAACTGTGAAATTGCTCTAACAGCGCCAGTGACGCTGGCAGAGGTGTTAGAGTAAGTAGACCAACCCTTACGGCTACCAATCCTACCAAACTTGTCAATAATGCAGTTTGTAGCCTCTAGAGCAAACCCACTAGAAATGGTAATACCAGACTCCTGAGTGTTTAACCCATAGAAGCCTGGTGCGGCTAGAGAGACTGCAGAGAGTCTACCGGCCATTACACTTCACTCCAGATCAACTCATCACCAAAGCGATTAGCGTCAATTGAAATATGATCTGACAACGAACTAGCGGCCAATGCGGTTGCTTCCTGTGCAGAGATACCACCGTCTTCACCACGCTCTGCGACTGCTCGTGCATAAGCCCCAAGGATCACAGGCTCTGAAGGGACTAACAAAGTTTGTGAGTCTTCAGTCAGATTATCTTGCGGATCAGCTACGTTGAAACGGATTGTGTAAACACCATTAGGAATAGGGAAGATGTCTACCTGAGTATCACCGTCTGCAGAGAGTCCGTTGATATTGTAGTACCGAGGCTCGCCAGTCTCTGCCGTTACAGAGTTTAGGAACGCATCGTTAAACCAAGAAGATGAGCGATACTCCATAAAGAAGTTAGATGTGTCGTTGATGACATCCAACATCCGGAAGCGAGATCCAGTCGTATTCAACTCGTAGTTAAAAATATCAGCCTGTGTAGTCGCTGTTAGCGTCTTACGCAAGGCATTCCAATTCCAAGCATCTTCTACTTGACGCTTTGCCTCGTTGACAAACTGACCGATCAATTTACTGTATGAATTCTCAGTAACAGCAGAGACCTCTCGTTCCCGGAGGCGGATCATCACAGAGTTGACAATATCTAAGTAGGTCATAGCTTACCTATTGGAGTTATACTCGATGATCGAGACCATCATAGTCATGGGTTGAGTAGACGATGCAGTGATCTTGTCACCTGCATTCATGTAAATAAATTCGTTGAATTGACCACCAATCTGAAAGAAGTCTTTAGAGGTTATCGTGTAGCCAGATAGAATAGGGAGTGTTGCAGTCTCTGAAGCATCATAGAAGTTGACATCTACAGTGCCGTTAGAGCCACTTGTGTTACTGATGTACATCAATACCCAGTGAGCTTCTTTATGCTCAGGGACTTCATATACATCTTGAAGCGTTCCCGTTAAAGCCGCTCCTCTTGATACTTTAGTTGCCATGTTAGTTTACCATAAAATTATATAAAAGTCAAGGACTACCAATTGCGGCAAGACCAATACCTAGCAGTCAATTTACTTGGCTTGTCAGTATCGCACTTGTGCCTTGCACGAAAGCTACTTCGACGTTCTGGGCTGGACTTCTTGATCTTCATGTCAGGGTCACCAAAGCGAACCAAGCGCACTGTTTCACCTTCCTTGGCGAGTACAGCAAACTTCTTTGGGCCATTAGGAGTCCGTTTAGGTTTGTTATACCCACTAAAGGTTTCACCACGATACTTGATGGTCATGCCTTACCTCTACGCTTAGGATTGTTCTTAGCAGTCTGCTTAGCCTTTGCAAACTGTTTAGCCGTTGGAGCGCCTTTGGTTCCGGGCTTACGCATCGTCTCACCAGAGCCTCTAGCAATTCTACGGCGCTTTGCGTGAATATTGGCATATAGTCCTTTAGCCATTTTGTTTTCTCCTAGCTAAGACGCTGGCCAGTGTAACGACAACGGTTTTGATCCGTACAAGTCTTTGGAGTCTTACAGCCTGGACACGTTTTAGACTTGTTAGACTTTGTAGTTTTCTTTCCAGTTGAATATGCCATGTTACTTTCCTTTCTTTAATCCCATGAGTTTGTCTGCTGATTTCAAGCCAAAAGAGGCTGAGACAGCAATGAATAAAAGATATTGATACCATTCCGGTAGATCGTTCAAGACGGCGAAGCCACTCTTAACACGATCAATAATAGATACATCATCAACAGCCACTGAATAGGCCACCGCCGCAATAGGCAGAGCAAGAATGATAGACCAGAATTCATCTTTCCAAGAATTTGCCGTAGCGTCAGCCATCTTAGCTTCCCAGTCAGCATCGTTCTGAATCGCATTGATCTTCCTTTCTTGGATTGCTTTCTTTTCGTCAGCCTTACCTTTAATAAAGTCTTTGGCAAGATCCATTGCGGGTCCAATCAATAAATTAAGCATCTTTCTTACCTTTGATTGCAGAGGCTCCGAAGAATGCAGAGACTAAGACAGCAATTGATGCAAAGTATGTTGGTGCGATGTCAGCGATCAGTTGAGCGGCTGTACCCATCGCAAAGGCATCAGCAAGAAAGATCCCCAGCGGATACAGTAGTAAACCCACAAGAGCAAACCAAGCCATCTTGCGAATAGAGTCACGTTGTGCATCGTCGTCCTCCATACGTCTCTTACGATCTTCTAGCATGATAGCTCGCTCTTCAGCATCGATCACACCATCGCCATTCAAGTCATACTTTTCTAGTTCTGTCACGTTTGTTTCCCTGTCACATCTGTTTGGATACACACAGCCTCATAATTCATTTTAGGTTTTGGTGCTGTTTGTATAAAATATTCACGAGCTTCAAAGCATTCATCCATTGTCATAAACGGACCTTGAGGGTAAACAGCGTAGCCATTTGATTGGATTAGTATTGCAAATAATAGCCACATCTTATTTACCCTTAGTTGTTATGACCCAATAGAGGACGTAACCGCAAAGCCCAATAGCAGAAAGGGTACCAATGGTAATAGCAATACCAATAGACCATTCTTTAATGAGTTTCTTTTTACGGGCCTTTTGTGCGGCAATGCGTTTCTTTTCATTTTCCCTGCGTGTCTTCCTGTTGCGGATGAATGTACAATAATCATCCCATAGTCCAGGACGACCTGCGTAGATAAATTGGCGTTTGATCTCCGCCTCATGTCTCTTAATGTCTTCAAGACACCAAAAGGCTTCCATATCACCACTTGCCGCAGACTTTTCTAATTCTTCTTTTGCGTCCGCTAACTTTGTTAAGTCCTTGCCCATCTCGCCGACACTACTAACATGTCCGGCAAACTCTTTGATAGCTCCAATGGCTTCATTGGCGATCTTGATGGCGGCAATGGCCTCAAATATCATTAGGAGGTTTCCTTCCGAGCCACCCTTGCACTGTTTGCGTCTCGTAGATCCTTATTGCTGTCCATATTAATGTAAACAACGCCGCCATCGGAGGCAACAGTTCACCTATCGTTCCTACTACAGTGACTACACTTAAACCATCTACTAAAGTTTTAGTGCTTTCAGTTGCCATCTCTTTCACACTCCGTCCTTAGCTGTCCGCATCCTGAATCGTTAACTCACCCGCCTCAACCTGACGCATGATTTCTGCGTAGTGGCGGTTTGCGGGGTCTAGTGGGACTGACATGGTTATGCCGTCGATTACGCAATTGATGCTTACGTTTTGCCCTTCATCTGCATTATATTTTGCAGAGATAATATTTATTTGTTCCATTTATAGCTCCGCATCGAAGTTGACGTTTCCGTTAATCTGCCATCCGGCTACATAATCGCCGCTCCACGTTCCTCCGCCATTGATGCGAACCCAAATGCCAAACGTGTAGTCATTTGATGTTGTACCAATACTATATGTTTGACTACCATCTAACGTAATTCTTGTAGTATTTGGAAGATACGCAAATACATTACCAACTGTATCTACGCTAAAGGATGGTTGAGAACGCATCGCGACTGGAAATGTATGCATCCCATCAAGTCTATTATTACTTAAACTTCTGCCATTAAATAACCAAGTTGTAAGCAATCTCTGATAATACCGCTGACACAACGCAAGCTCCTCACCGTAACTGCGGTGTTCAAATGGTGTGGCAACAGAGCCGACTTCTAGTTGGACTCCGGTTAGATCAAATGTAGCCTCATCTGTATCTGCCCACGTTGAATCCATATCAGGAACTCGTGCGTTGCCATTGAA